GCACGAATAAATTCAGCCGAAGCGCCTGCGGTTGCAGCACGGGCTTGGTCTGTGGTAAGACCCATCGCTCCCATCGCCTGCTGGGCTGTGTGAATGCTGCCCTTGAGTTCCATAGCGTTGTTTGCCGCAATAGCAAAAGCGTTGCCTAAGTCAAACTTTTTAGCAAAACCTTTTGCAGCGGTGGTGGCAGCTTCCTTAAGGGATTCAGAAAACTTCTTACCGTTTTCCTTAGATTTAAGCAAAAGGCTTTCAATTTCACGGAAACCTTTTGCGATTGGATCAGTTTCCGCTGCCATAATGCCAAACTGTTGGGCAATATTGGTAGCGGAATCTTCCATAGTCTTAGAAAGATTTGCTATTTCTTTTTGTAAGGCAAGTATCTTTTCCTGTTTGGCAGCTTTTTGGTCAAGGAGTTTTATTGATTCTGCCAGCTTATTAAGCTCTTCTTGAAGTTCTTCAACAAGGTCGCCTTGGACCTCTTTTTCTTCTTCTAAGACAGCTAATGTTTCCGCGTATTGTTTAGCCAATAAACGCTGTTCTTTTTCAATGAAGCTTAAACGAATTTGTGCTTCTGCCGCAGACTTTTCTTGTGCAGTCTTAAACTGACCTAAAACTGCATTCCTGCTCTCAAGCAAAGCTAATTCTTGTTGGAGAGCAGCGTTTATTTGTTGCTGCGTTTGTAATTCTTCTTTTTTTGTAGCCATATCTTAAAAATTATTTAATAGGATATTTGATACCCGTAGCTCTTTCAAAGTTTCTAATCGCCTGATTTAGACCAATCTTGCTTTTATATGTTTTTGGATCGGTTAAACCATAAGTTATTGCAGCATCCATATAAGCACGTTCTCCTTGAAGAGCGCCCATAAATGCGCCAATCTGAGAAGGAAGTCCGCGAATCTTAATATTGGAGCCACCTATCGATGCAAAGCCCATCTGAGCCAACATATATTTAATTTGTGCGCCGAAAGCGCTCATCCAAGATTCGTCTATTCTTTTTTCATTTAAATTGATAACAAAAGGCTCTTTCATAATAAAATGCTCCTACTCCTAGAATAAGTAGTTACGTTTAAGCATTTACTACCCAACAGACCCTCTAAGTTTATCTGCCAGAGGATTTCTTCATTGCCTTGTTTCTTTGTTCGATTTCTTTTTGTAGTCTTTCAAACAAATATTGTCTGAGAGCAATTGGAAAATTGTAAGCCTCTGTAAAGCTTATACCAGCGTAGTAAACGAGGTAAAAAATAACCTCGTATACCTGCTTGCCATATTCATCACTTAGACCAAAAAAAGTCTGCCGTTAGCGGCATTGTCACCTCCTGTGTGTGACCACACTCTGAACAGGGGTGTTCAAAATTGATATCCACATCTGGGGTGACCTTTTCGTATGCACTTCTAAGGTATCTACAATCTCTAACGGGAATTTTTGTTAAACATTGTTTAATGAGCGAACGGTCCTCTACATCATTAATACTTACAACCATAAGCTCCATTGTATAAAGCATTTGTTCTAGCTCTACTTTATACTTCTTTCTTTTCTTCATGGTTTCTTCGATGCTCTTTTCGTCGTGACCATTCAAAATTTTAAACTCGACCACTAGGTTGGTGGCTGGTAGTGTTATTTTGTAAGTATTTCTTTCTGTCTCGACAACATCTTCAAAATCCAACTCTTTAAATTTGAATTCTCTTAAATCAAGTTGTTTTTCTTCTGCTGTGCCACAGGCAGTGCAGGAAACATTTACGCCATAATGCGGTCCTAAACCGGAAATTCTTGTTGCAAATAAAACAGCGTTCTTATCTCCTATTAGCAAATCCTCTAGCTTTATGCTCTTGTCCACCAAAACACTTCTTAAAAGTTTGTCAATTGCTACGCCCTGTTTTAAATAACTTTCGTTAATTAAAATATCCTCTTCCTTTGCGGTCATAACTTTTATTTCAATGGTATCAACCCCGTGCAAAGGATGACCCTCTGGGTAGTGTTTACCACCAGAGGGAAGTTCTACAAATTCTGTTGGGGTTGGAAAGTTTAGTATGCTGTTAGCGGGGGGTGGTGTAGCCGCTCGGGACTGAACTGAAGGTTCTAAGGACGAACCCAGTTTTTCTTCATTTCTTGCACTCATTATACCTCTTATTTATTTGTTTTTGTGCTTATTTATTTAAGCGCCTGTTGGTGTATACGCTGCCCAATCATACTGAATTGAGACAGTCACCTCAATGAGACCCTCATCTGAGTAGCCGTGTTGTCCAAAGTCAACACTTGTTAAGAAGGCGTTTGTAAGAGTCCACTTGCCAATTTCAGTGCCAGCAGTATCCATTTGACTAATAACAACTGAACCGAGTTGTGTTGACAGTGTATTCTTAGAAAAAGTTGCCTTGCCTATTTGTGCTGTTTTTGGTTCTTGGACGCCAGTGGCTTTTAACAAGTCTACCAACTTTTTTGCCACAGAACTGTTACCAACCACATCATAAATAGTAAACTCTACTGGTGTCCAAGTAACCTTACCGGGGTAGTAAAACTTGTATTGTGTGTAATCAGCCTCCAGCGTCCCTATCTCCATTGAAGGCAGCTTTGCTGACTTGATAAGAAAAGGTTCTGCGATATTTTTCATAGTCACCGTGTATTGATAACTTTTCTTAGGCTCTAACTGTGCGGAATTCCAAAATGCCATTGTTTATTGTCTCCTTTTACTCAAATGTGGCTGCTGAATTTGTGATTACAAAATCAAGTGCGATAAACTCAATTGACTTTGCTGGCTTCAAGAAGATCTTGGCGTAAAGCACATTTCTATCGCGAAGCTCGGGGGTTGTTGTTGTGTTATCAAGAACCAACTTGAAATCTTCTAGACCAAAGCCAGCTTGAATATCACGCAAGATAGGCTCTGCGCTAGAAATAAAGTTGTTCCAAGTATCCTGAACGTTCTGCTCAAAGAGTAAATCGTTGGCTACTGCTGTGATTTGGCGCTTGGTGTAAATCAACAAGCGGCGAACATTAATTCTGTCCAATGCTGAACGTGTTGTCTGTAGGGTCTTCTGACCCAAGATAACAATACCCTCGTTCGGGAAAGTTCCGATTGGGTTGATGTTTGCTTCGTAAAGGTCATCACGGTCCTTTGAACGAAGCCTATCAGCAACACCTAGAACTCTTAGACCACCAGCACCCCTTGTTAGACCGCCACGGGTAAATCCTGCTGGGGCAAACCAAGGCTCTGCATTTCTATCTGTGAAAGAGAATGCGCCGATTGCTACAACTGATGGTGGTAACCAAACTGTGCTGTCAGAGAAGGTGTCTTGCACTCTAACCCAAGGGTAGAAAGCACAGCCGAAACTAGAGTTAATTGCTCTGTCATTAAAAGTGTTGACTGTTGAATTTACAGAACCAACTCTGCTTGAGAACCCATTGGCATTCTCGGAGGTAGGCTGGTAGCCACCGGCTAAGTCGATAACTGCTAGGCAATCGCCTCTGTCCTCAGCAACATCAAGTAGCTTGTCTGTAATTCCGGCAGTTGTTACACCGGGAACAGAAAGAACATTTGTTTGAACAACCTCTGGGTCTTTAACTGAATCAATTGCGACCGTCAAAGCGTGGTAGGCATAGCTTGAGCGCTCTGTCTCACCGTCTAGGTTGCGGTTTGCAAAGGGATCTCTCTCGGTAATATCCATAGCATCATAGCCACCAAATAGGGGCATTGTGAAGCCCTTTGGAGCCAAGCCACCAGTGAGGATTGAGAATGCTCCGCTAACTGCCGTTAATGAAGTACCAGCCTGTCTTGAACCACTAGAGTAGGTCATGTTACCATCAGACTCGACCAAATCATCTAACGTGAAGATGTGTGAGAACTCTGTAAGAGCATTGAGGTTACTAAAGTTGTTCAAAGAACCCGGTTTTGTTCTTAAGAAATCTGGGATTGAATCATCGTAAGTTGTGGAGCCAGATGCTCTTGTGGTAGTTATCCCAAAGAAAGCGGCTTGTGGGCTGCTTACATCACCAACTGCCGTCGTAGAACGAAGTGGGATGCTTGGGAACTTAATCAATACTGGACCAACCTCGTCGCCTAAAACCAAGTCACCTGATGAGGCTTCTGGGAAGAAGAGCGCATTTGGTTTTGCAGCGTTTGGCAAGGTGCCTGTGGCTGATAAGAAATCATTTGCTGCGACTAAGGCAGAACCAGAAGCTAAAGAAACATTCTTAAACTTTGATGGTCCGTAGAAGCCATATGGGAGCAATGAAGGATCAATTGTTCCGTCGTCTACAGTCTGTGCCATTGACATACGAACGTAGCTTGATTTGTTTGGGTATTGACCGTAGTATTTGTAAACTCTCTCATCATTATCCCAAGAAACATTTTGGTCGCCAATCTGTGCTGCAATGTAGTTTGGAGAGTTGGGGTTAAGGTTTACAGAGTTAAATCTCTCCACCTCTTTAACCTTACCATCGTTATCATCAATTCTGCGAACAACGACATTGAAAGTTCCAAAATCACCGGGCGTCTTGGCAGGACGGATGTTTTCAATAGAAATCTTAATCGCGCCTTGGTCATACTCACCAGTTTGCAAAGACACAAACTTGAAAAGCTTTGTAACTCGGCTGTTTTTACCTGCGTCATAACCGTCAGAGTTTGTTAGCAAGTCTTGAGAAATAACATCGCCAGTTTCAGAGTTAACAAAATCTCTGTTGAAATCAGCACCATCGACTGTTCCGTTATCTAGTGGGACTGCCATAGCAAACGCGATATTTGAAACGCCACCAAGATCCTCTTGAATTGCTCTTTCAAAAGTTTCTCCCAAGAAGTATTCCTCTTGGTTTGCGCTTGGGGTAATTGCCGTGGTTGTTCTGGTTGGGTCTGTGTTTAGAACATTGCGAATGTATTTTCTTGAAGTTCTATCAAAACTTACTGCCTGCTCTAATGTTGAAGATCCGCCAACAATGCGAAGAGTAACTTCGTTGTTTGTGGTTGTCATTAACTGGCAAGCACCAGTTACAGCAAAAGTGTTTGGAACTGTGCCGCTTGTCTGAACGTGAGTATCAGAATCACAGTAAATAATCGCGCCCAATGTACCAGTGTGGTTACCAGCAGAAGCTGAACTAAACACAAACAGACCGTATGCGCCGCCGCCTGTGTTGGCGGTGAAATCAGCCAACTTCCAGCCAGCTTCGCCGCCAGAGGCTTTATTGGGGTGTTCTTTACCAATTAAGCGAACAAAATTAACCGTTGGGCTATTTCTTAGCCAAGCCTGTGCTGCGTATGTTGCATATGTTGCGGCACCGAAGCCGGGGTTTCTGAAAGCGTCTACGTTTTCTGTGCCTGCGATTGGTGGTCCAAAAACATCAACAAATTCTTCAAACGAATCAACCTGAACTGGCTGAAGCGCTGGTCCTCTCAACGAGCGACCGATCAGGGTTGGTCCTTCAGCGGCAGGCTCGGAGGGTAATTGTGAATTATCAATCTCGTTGATGAATACACCGGGAGATACAAATCTAAACTTTTTAACTGACATATTTTGTTCACTCCTAAATTGTCTCTATAAATAGTGTCTATTTGGTTGAAAAGAATGTCACTCCTCTACAAATGACTTCGCTCCACTAATTTGTGGCTTTTCCCCAACAATTGTTCTTTCTTTATTAAATTTTATGTTTACGGCATTCTGCGAGGTTTTTATTACAGCCTCATCAATATTTTCAATTCTAGGAAACAGTGCGCCCCTTGTCTCTAACATAAATGAAGTTTCAAAGAACCTTTCCTCTGTATCAAGAGTCTCTGAAATTTTATCAAAATTAAATTGGTCTGGTATTGTCAAATAATATGTATGACCTTCGTTTTCCAGTTTTATGCCCCTAAAGTTGTTTGCTGTAATAAAAGCGTTTAAAATTTTATTCATATCTGTTAGGTAATTTGTTCTTATCGTAATGTTGTATTTTGCAAGAACAGAGATTACATTGTTTGAAAACAAAGTTTCATAAACTACCTTTTTATTATCAAACTTTCTATTGTTAACTCCAAATTTTTTATTTGCTCGGGCATTTGCAAACTTCTGTGTTTGCACTGGCAATATTCTTCTTGCAATTGGAAAGTTGTTTGAGCCGGGAGTAAACGGAAATGTTTCATTGTCTCTCTCGATTGTTTCTCTGTAGACTGTAAGAAGCGGGTAAATTAATGTTTCTCTGTCGTCTCTCAGTTCTTTTGCTTTTTTTATTTGGAACGCTCTTTCTGCCGAAGACCAAAGAATTGGAACACGATGTTGCTCGCCCTGCTTTTCAGTATAAAGCTGCAAGTCATTTTTAAGAAAATTAAATACGGCAGTGTCCATAGTTTCTATGGAAGACTCTATAAACACCTGTTCCTGTATACCGTTAGCCATTAAATGTTCCTTCTCTTGCCTTTAGGCACTCTGCTGTTGTTTCATACTTTTGACCGTCTTGTCCAAACAATCTTTTTGCACCTCGTGTCTCTACAATCTCGTAGTAATCTCCGTCATAGAAAACGAAGTCTCCAGCCCTTACAAAAAGATTCTGGTCTTCTGTCAGTCTTTTTCTGTGAAAGTAAACTGTAATTTTTTGCCTTCTATCATATCCTGCTTTGGTTTGCTGAACGTCGGACTGTTGTGTTTCTACTCTTGCGTATACTCTCACAGGTGGCAAAAAGTTTTTTTCTTTGCTCTCGCCATAAACAGGGTGAAAGTTTGAATTGTCTATGTCAATAGCGTAGTAAGCTACAACCTGCCCAACTACGTTCTCAATAAGTTCGGTATTGACTTGTCTTACTAAATTTCTTTCTTTCTCTCCAACAAAAAGCGGAGGGGGTGGTGCTGCCGGTCTTGTAAACTTTGCCATTTATTTACCCCACATAGATTGCATTTGGAACATTCTGCAATAGTTTTTCGCTATTCTCCACAATCGCTGCATCGCCTTCTGAGAGGGCTTGATAAGTTAGTTGGTCTAGAAGTTCTTTTAGTTCTGTTTTTAGATTCTGTTGGTCTTCTCGGGCTTGACTGATAAGGTCTGAGCCGTTGAGAGTTACTGAATCATTTGGAATCGGGATTGTGCCAAACTTGGAACGAACCTGCCCTAATATTTCTTTGCAAAGTGCAAGAGCATATCTACGAATCCACTGCTTACCCATAGAGTTAATATTATCGTAGGGAATGTTTGCAAACGGAAGCGTGTTCATATTGTTTACGCCTTTGACCCCTCGCAAACGTGTAGCGTCTTCTGTGTTGGCGTCTTCGTCAATGGTAAAGGTAAACCAGATAACATCGTCTGAAGCCACCGTATCACCGGGAGGCGGGTAAACTTTTATAAAGTTGTTTTGTAATTCGTAAGAGTAGTGCGAAAAACGAACAGTTGCGTGGTCTTCAAAAGCCATCGCTTGTAATCGGTTGTGCCAAGTTGGAATAACTTCATAAACTGAGTCGTCGGCGTATTGACCATAAGTGGAAAGGTTGCCGACCACATTCAGACCACCATAGTAGCTAAAGAACCTCCACATATTATTTGCGTTTTTGTAATAAACATCACGAATTAAAACCTTTTTGTTATTAACTTTATTGAAGAAATCTGATGTTGCAATTGAACTTGATGTTTGCACAACATTCTGCAAATCATATTTTTGCTTATTAGCCTCAAGTTTAAAACTGGCTGAATATACGGTTAGTGAACCACCCACGCCAGCCTCTGAGGAAATACCCTCTGCCACGCGACGTGCATAAGCAAAACCAAAGTTTGGAAAATCCCTTGAAGCGTCTGATGCGCCGCTTGAAATTTCACCGTCTTCATCAAATGATGCGGTAGTTGCACCAAGCATGTCTGAAAGAACATTCTTTGCTTGATGAGAATTTATCATATACGAATATTCTAATACTGCTTCCTGATAGGCAGCGTAAACATTTCCTGTTTTTATTTCTATATCGAGAACATCACCACCCAACTTTTTATAAACATATGCTACTTGGTCTGACGCTCCGCTGATAAAAGCCGCTACATCGCTGTATATGGTAAAAGGCAGTGCTGCTGCTACGTCGGCTGTTGAACCTGTAGAAGTTAGAATAGAAGTGCTTGTAGTAGAACTAGGACTAAGTTGTGGTACTGGCATTTTTGATTTCCTCTTCTCTAAATAGTTTCCCCAAAGAGAAACCCCCCGCCTACCGAAGCAGACGAGGGGCAACTCTTAGTCAAGGACTAGGTTTACACCACGTCTTGGCAGATAACCAACCCGTACATGTCAGGACGGACCATCTTCTTAGCGTAGCGTGTCATGACGCCCTTGCGTGGCACGAAGTCCTCTGTACCAAAGATGGTAGGAGTGACCTGTAGTGGAACGTAAGGAGCGTAGACGTAACCACTCTCTAGGAAGCTGTTGCCAC